CCATCGTGACCGATGCCGATAGAATCCAACCAACGCACAACCGTCAGTAGTAACCGGTCACGTTGAACCGAAACGACCGGTCACGATGAGCGAAATGCGCACCGCGAGGCAAGGCCTCAAAGATCGGCCGTAAAAACTCGTCGATCCACGCATCGGTTACAGCGAAGCGCTCGCTGTCAAGAACGAAATCGGCGCGCTTGCTGAAGAGCAACACCGGTGCCGGCACGTTGCACGCCTCGATCAGCATTCTGCTGAAGTAGGCGCCTGTGCCGCGGCGCGGTACGCACTGCAGCTCCTCATCAGCCAACTCGACAACGGGATAGTCCGCGTAGGCCCCGGCGCGAAACTTGATTTCCGCCTCAGACGACCATTCGAGACCGCGCACCAGGCAGATGCGCTTGTAGAGGCCCATGCGCAAGGCGTCGTCGAACGTGACCCGGTGCAGCGACCAGGGCAGCTTGCCAGCCTTGCAGTCGCGCACGTAGCCGTTGAACGGGTTTTCTTCGCCGTTGTGCGTGCCGCCGATGGAGATCCGGCCGCCCCAGATACGGAACGCCAGCGCACCCGCGATCACGGCCTCGAGGTTCTTGTGGTGGCCGGCTTCGTCGATTCGTGCGTGCCCTTGGCGACCGCGCCAGTTGTGCGGTGCAGAGCTCAGCGCGAGGATCTCATGGCCGCTGGCCAGGTGAATCTTGTAAGTCAGGATGTCCTGACGCTCGTTCTCGATGAGCACCTGTTCATAGCCGACGTCAATTTCACCGCATGCCGCGTTGAACCAGCGCGCGAACGTGGCGCAGTCGCCGATGAACTCGGCCGCCATGCCCTGGTTGTAGCCCATGTAGTACTGGCTCATGCCCTTGCGACCAGGGCGACCAGCTTCGAGCACCGCCTCCGCACCCCAGCCGCCCCAGGTGAATCCGATTCGTCGGCCTTTCTCCATCAGGCGCGTAACCGCCATGTCCTCGTGCCAAGCGACCTGATACGGCAGAAGGATGTAGGGCACCTGTGTGGAATCCACGTCGCCCAGCATCTTGCCAGAACGCTCGTCTTGGATACGGTTGACAAGTTCTAGCGCTTCGTCGCGCTCGTCGCCTGCAATACGCTTCATTGCGGCGTCTTGCCGATGCCGAGGAACTCAGCGCGCAGCTTTGCCCATTGGTCATCGCTGAGACCGACGGTCTTGGCCACTTTCTCAGTTGCCGACGCTTGTCGCTTCAACGCGATCTGCTCGATCTCTTGACGCTCCCGCAGACTCACCCTGCGTGCGTCCATCACGTTGCGAGCAGCACGCGCCAAGTCCCTGACTTCGACGATTGACACATCGTCTGGCTCGTCGTTTGCGCGCAGCGCGACATGCGTTGCCAGGCTCGTCACAGCCTGCGTCAGCAGCGCTCCGCAGCGGTCATCGGGGTTTTCGCCGAACTCTGAAACCATCGCCCGAGACGCGGCATCGATCTCGCGCATGCGCCCCATCAACTGGTCCATTGACTGACGATAGCGCCCTAGCGAACTGCGGCTTGGGATGCTCGCTGCGTGGTCAGGGAACTGTCGGCGCAGTATGTCCAGCATTTCGTCCAGGCTGAACTTGTCAGCACGCAGCAGGCGCTCGATCTCAGCCCTGATCGTATCCGGCGCCATCTTGACAGAGCTGCGGCGGCCCATCAGCGTGGGCTCGGCCGACGCACGCCAGGCACAACGGCGCGACCCTCGGCCACGTCAACGCCGCGCTCACTGATGATCACCAGCTGCACCGTCGACGTCAGTTCCTCGGTTCGGACGAGCCCCTGCTCACGCAGCCACGCCACATCGGTGCGGACTTCGTCGCGCGTCGAAGCGATGCCGAAGTGATTGCACCCATCGGCCAGCACGCTGGTATTCGCCCGCTGCGCGGCGATTTCCGCGAGACACCGCAGGATCACCAGCCGCCGGTGCTCGCGCACATGCTGATCGAAGCTCATCGCTCACGCTCCATCAAGTAGCTCTGAATCACGCGGACGCTCTGCAGCGTCTGTTCGGCAGTGGCGTCGAGTCCCGCCACCGTCTCCGCCAGCTCACTCACCCGCGTCGTCGTCGCCCGAATGTCCACGCGAAGCCCCTGCAGGTCTGCATGCGTAGGCATCGCGGTCACCCGCGCCCATAGCCATGCGCACAATGACGCTGTGCAGATCTGCGCGACGATCAGAAGCGTGATGAGGGCGTTTGCGCTCATACGGCGTCGATCAGCGCGGAACCGTCCCTGAAGCGGTCGTCGACCCACTGCGCCGACCACTCCAGTAGCTCCGCGATAGCGGCAAGCGTCGACGACGCACGACGAATAGACGGAGCATTGAGCCGCGCCTCGTAGATCCTGCGCTGCGGCTCAGGCATCGACGCCACCAGCGCGATCAGCGCATCCCACTGCGTCCCATGCTCCGGGTGCGGCTGGAGCAGCAGCACCTCTTGCGCCACGTGGCGCGGGAGTGAGTCGGGGACTGGCGGTGGCGGGATCGCCTCGACCGCCAACTGCCGCGTCCACTGCCCGTCGATCAGAGCGTGTGGCGCGGCGACGACTTGCTCACCCGGCCCCGGCGTCGGTGCCTCAGTCTCGGCCAGGTACTGATAGCCGACTGTTGCCAACTGCTCGCTCGTCGGCGGATCGGACCAGACGGTGCGAATGCCCTGCTCAGGATTCGCCGTAGATCCGATGCGCGGGAATAGGCGCAACAGTGCGCGCAGGTTGATATTTTCGCCTGTTGTTGCGTTTACGATAATCATGTCAGATCCGAATGCCTGCGCTGTTGCGAGTTGAGAAAATCAATTGCATCGGCGTTATTGACAATTTGCTCGATCACACCGGGTCCGCGCCACATTCTAAGAGCGGCGAAAGCACCGTTTAGATAGCTGCCGTTTGTTGTTGACGTTGAACCGATAGTAATTGGCACACTACCGTTTCGTACGCCGGTGTCTATCGTGGCTGTAACGGCTGCTGCAGAGCCAACTTTTATGCCTATCTGGTCTGCGATAGGATCGTGCCAGATTAACGCCGGTGTCCATGTAGTGTCCGGGAAGTCACCGGAGCCTGCTGTTACTACAACAGCGCCCTCTCCAAGAATCGGCTTTCCAACGATCCAGGACAGCGCAGACCCCGTGAAATAAAATGAGTATGATCGCGCGTTTCCTGAACCGACAATTAAATTTCCAGACGTAGTCCTGCTCAATATTGCGACTGCTGAACTGCCGTTACGGTACAACCACATATGTGCAGCCCACTCTTCGTTACTGATATATTGCCAGGTTGCAAAAGGCACTGTGAAAAATTCAGAGTTAGCTGCAATAAATTCTCGCGCGTTATATCCAGCGGTTGCGCCTATCGTTTGCCCAACAGTATTTTGGTCAGTGAAATCGCGGCCGTTGCCGCTGCTGTCTATTGCGTCGCCCGATGCTTCTTCGAGATCCAGCGATAAGATCAGATTAGACAGCAGGCCGAGCCCAGTCGAACGCCGAAAGAACGTGCCGCCGCGCCTCATGCCGTGTCACCACCGACGATGACCGAATCGGGCTCATCGCACTCCCACCAGATATAGCTCGGCGCGGCTGCGCTGCCAGTGTGCCCGGTGCTCGCTGCGGATGGCGTCACTACCATGTCGCCTGTCACGCTCCACGTAATCGCGCCAGCGCCCGGTGCTCGCTCGATCCATCCGCCCGTGCCCTGAGTAAGCGTGGCCGGGAATACGATGCTGTTGGCCCCTGCATTCGTGAATCGCACGCACTTGCCAGCGTCGGCGTCGTCGAGCGTGTGCGCGTTTGCGGCGTCTGGGGCGATGTAGACGAGCGTCGGCATGCCAGACGATGGCAAGCCCGTGGCGTTGGTCAGCACCAGCGCAGACGGCGTGCCGAGTGCCGGCGTGACAAGGGTCGGAGAGGAGGCGAACACCAGCGCGCCGGAGCCGGTCTCATCGGTGATCGCTGCAGCTAGGTTTGCGCTGGACGGCGCTGCAAGGAATGTCGCGACGCCGGTTGCTGGGGGAGTAGTTGCGAGTACCGTAAGCTCCAGCAGCGTCCGAATCGCCGACGCCGTAGCCCCGCCAAACACCAGGGCGCCCACAGCCCCAGCTCCGAGGTTCGTCACCGCGGCCGCGACGTCGGTCAGGTCTGACAAATTGCTCGACTTCGCGAGCTTGCCGGCCAGCGCATTCGTAATCGTCGTCGCGAAATTCGGATCGTCGCCCAGCGCGGCAGCCAGCTCGGCGAGCGTATCGAGCGCGCCAGGTGAGCTGTTGATCAGCGCTGCGATTGCGGAGGCGACAAACGCGGTGGTGGCCAGTTGCGTGTTTGCGGTGCCACCCGCAGCCGTCGGCGCGGTCGGGGTGCCGCTCAGTGCAGGCGACGCGAGCGGCGCGAGCAGCGCCAGGGCTGCGGTCAGCCCAGCGACACCCGTAAGCGGGTGCGCATCCGCGGCCGCGGCATGCGTGGCGTCGGCTGCGGTGGCGAAAGCTCGATCGCCGTGCGGATCTGCTGCTGCGGCATGCGTGGCTACAGTCCCCGCAGGCTCACCGGGATCCGCCCACACCGTGTCGTGGTCTGCCCCCGTTGCCTTGGCAAGCACCTGGCCGGCCGTACCGCCCACCGGTACGCCATGCCCGGTCGGCCCGGCCGGGCCCGGCGCAAAGCCTGGCGTCACCTCGACGACATGATCCACAACCTCGACTTCCAACCCGCTCATACCGTCTTCCTCGGCACCGCGTTGATCGCTCCGTGGATCCACACCCGGGTGGGCTCGGCGCCGCCTGCCTCGCTGATCCGCACGTCGTACCACCAGGTGCGCACTCGGCCGAGGAATGGCATCGCGACTGTCACGGCTTTGGGAATCCGGATCCGGATGTAGCCGTCCGCGTCAGTCGTGATGCTCCCGTCAGTCGTGCTCGCAGAAGCCAGCAACGCGCCGCTCTCGTGCGGCTCGCTGCGGATCTGCAGATCCACGACCAAACCCACCGCGCTGCGATAGAGACCATCACCATGCGGCGGCGCTGGGTTCTTCACGCGCAACACCAGGTCCCAGGTCGCGCCCTGGTACAGGTCCTGGTCGAAGCGCGCGAATCGCATTTCAGCGCTTGCCGAACGTGGTCGGGGTCAGCGGCTGCGTGGCGCGGCCGCTCGTCATGAGGAAGTGCAGCAGCGAACGCTCTGCCAACTGCGCCATGTCGGATGCCCAGAATCCCCGCGAGCGCACGCGCTTGTTGAGGTCGACCAGATCATCGTTCACTGCGAATGCATCAGGGATGGCATCCCCCATGCGCAGATCACCGTCCTCGTTGAGGTAGACCCTGAAAGCCGGCCATGCAAAGCCCTTCTTGGCACCGCCAATGAGGGCGTTGCTGAACCGTGCGTTTGCGCAGTTCGTGCCGATGGTCCGTCGCTGCTCGATCGTGATCGTCGTCAGCGCCAGCGCGTCCTGGATGAACACCCACGGTTGCGCTGCACGATCATTCCCCCACCGTCGCGTTGCCTCATCGTCAGACGCGACGGCCTTGGCGATCGCATCGTCCCAGGCACGCACGCGCACTGCGCCATCGGCACGCGGAGAGCTGATGCCGCTGGCCAGATAGACCACACCCTCGGTGACCGGCGCGCCAGAGCGTTGCACCTGCTCCGGGATTGCCTCGTCCAGCGTCCAGCCCAGTTCGGCCAGGCGCAACACGATCATCTGGGACTGCCCCAAACGATCATTCAACGCCGCGAGCAGATCTGCGGGCGAGTTGTAGATCGTCAGTAACTCACGCGCCTGTTGCTGATTCACGTCCATTCGACTACTCCTTTTCCGGCACTGGCAGAGCGCCAATCGCCGCCTTGTCCGCGTTGCACGAATCCAGTTGCGCCGCCTCGCTGCGGCACAACGCCTCAAGCTGCCGGTTGCAGATCACCGCGTTGCCCTCGGCGTCGAAGCACAACGGCGCCGGCTTCGCCGCATGCGGCGTGGGTTCGGTCAGCTCGGTCGGTACCGCCACGTACTGCGTCGGCCCCGGCACGCGGACGATCTGTGGCTCAGCGAGCTGGATCTGCGGGCGCAGTGCCGAGCAGCTCGTCAGAGAGAGCACGGCACACAGCGCCATCAGCCCAAGCACGACAATCGGATTTCGTTTCATAGATCCTCCGGATCACTTCTTCCCGCATGGCACGCTCGCCCTCGGCAGCCTTCCGCGCGCGGTCGCGCTGGCGCAGCGCCTGCTGGTACACCTGGTCAATGCGCTGGTGCTCTCCGCGACACGCGTGCAGTTCGTTGCCAAGCAGGCCCACCGTCGTGTTCACGCGCGCGTTCGTCTCGGCGCACAGGCTGATCTGCGCGGCGCCGTTTGCCTCTGACGCAGCCAACTTCGTACTCAGATCCAGCGCCACGCGCGCAGTGCCTCGAAACTGCTGGTAGTTCACGAACACCGACAGCACCAGCAGGAGCGCGAGCACAAGGCACGCGACCGCCAGCGCGCCAACCAGCTTGGCGCCACCGGTGGCGATCAGGCGATCACCGAGCATCGCTGACCACCTGCCACACGTCCGGCGCTTCCGATGCCCACGTAATGGGGGTCTCTGCCCAAGTAATGGGGCTCACATCGCAGCGCCTGGCCAGCTCAACCGATTCGACGATCAGCGCCTGTTGATCCTTGACCAGGCGGTCGAAGTCGCGAAGGGACTCGACCAGGCCGGCATTCGCCGACCTGCAAGTCTCGAAGCTGGCTTTCGCAGCCTCGGCAGCTTCTTCCGCGTCGACCGCACGCTGCAGCGCCACGTAGACTTCACGCTCGCGCTCGTCCCACAGCTTCTGGGCATCACCGCCGGCTTCCAATGTCGCCGTCCAGAAGGCTTCCAACGCTGTGAGCTGCTTCCGCTGGTCGATCAAGTCTTGCTTGAGTCCTTCGTTTGCCCAGCCCAGTTCGAAATTGAACTCGCGCTGGTCAGCGAGGGACGCCGCAGTCTCCGCAAGCTCTCGCTCCTGCCACACAACCACGCCCAGCAAGCAAACCAGCGCCAACGCGAACGCCCAACCAGTCAGTCGCCACGACTTCGCCAGCCGTTCCGCCCGCTCCGCGCGCAGCCGCAGTGCCTGCGCGTCCAGGTATTGACTCACGTGGTTGGACACGTCGCGCTCCCCGGCCAGCCGGCCGACAAGTAGAGGGGTTCGAGCTGCAGCAGAATGCGGCGTGGGTAGTCCCGGTTCTCCCGGATCGCCCACGCCGCGCGCTTGGAGTACTGCTCAACATGGTCGAACCATCTGGCAGGATCGGACCCCTTATCCGACGCCAGACGTCGATCGCGGCTGAGCCACCCCAAGCCACCGTTGTAAGCACTCAGCGTCATCGCCCAGCGGTCGCACGGCGTCGCCGCGTCAGCGAGCTGGCGGTGCAGATGCCGCATGTAGCAGGCCTGCGCGCGGATCGACCAGCGCGCGTCCCATACATTCGGCGGGCCGAGGTCAGCGCACACGCCCGGAATCCAGGCCGCCGTCGCCGGCGTGAACTGCGCCAGGCCCTGGGCATACGGTGACCGCGCATCAGTTCGCCAGTGCGACTCCTGGTGCAACTGCGCAGCCAGCAGCGCCACCGGCGCCGACAGACCGAATCTGCCTACCGCCTCGCGCTCCAGCAACTTCGCGTAGCCGTCCGCGCGCACCGGAATTCGCGGCGGCTCAGCCGTGGCCGCAGCCGCGCCAGTGCACATCGACAGCAACCCGACACAGATCGCGGCCATCGACAGCCACTTCGCGCCGCGCAGATAGCGCAGCTCGTTCTCGTCCTTCTCAAGCCATTCGTTGAACGGCCCCAGTGGGATGTTTGGGAAGGCGGCTACAGCCACCCAGACCCACGTCACCAGCAGCGCAACGATCAACAGCAGCGTCGCCAGCGCGCTCACAGCGTCCATCCGGCAGCCAGCATGCCAAAGCCAATGCAGATCGCCCGCGCGTTGATCGCGTTGCCACGCGCGATGCCCTGCAGCTTCTGCGGGTCACCGATCGGAATCAGGAGGGAGCCGAACAGGTTGCCGGCGAACGCACCCAGCGCCAGCCGGCACAAGATCCACACCGCGATCGCCGCGCGCTCCGGCGCGATCATCCACACCACGATGAGGCACACCACGAACAGCCCCAGCACGGGCCATCCGGTCATGAACTCATGCACTGCCGCCTCAGTCGGCGACAACGGAATCGGCGCCTCACCCGGCGCCTGGCCCTCGCGCTGCTCTCCCATCGCTGCACCCCGCTCAATTGACGGGTGCAGGTTCGCGTGAGTGGAGGGCTAGGGTCTTGTGACGTGGGTCGAAGAACCTAAAGAAGCGAAACGAGCAAGAAGTACTTTCTTCCTGCGTGAGCGAGTGTGTAGGTCCCAAGCGATGCAAGGAACAATGACGAAACGCTCATGACACGCACCGTCAATTCGTCTGGCACTGCTCGCGACAGCGAAGCGACCAATGCCAGTGAAACGAAAAAGACAACACCGGACATCGTCTCTATCAAAAGGTAATCAAGGTGTCCCTTGGATCGCAGCTTCGCAACAAACTCGCGATCCAGAACCGTTGCAAGCAACGTCGCGGCAGAAAGTAGAAAACCACCAAGAACGCCGCCAACGCCGGCCAACGAGTCCGCCAGGTCTCCAAGACCTTCTGGGGTCGCGACAATCACAATTGGGGAGGCAGCAGCGGTGATCAGGATGGACGCAGCGCACCGAAAGGACAACTCCCTCCAGAAGGGGCGCCAAGGGTCATTGCGTCTACCCGCGGACGGTGAGCGCACTTGAGAGGATCCTGTATGCAACATCATGATTCATGCTCTGAAGCAGCGTCGGAATGGGCGCGACGTACTTAACGCGATCTTCCAACAAGTCTATGGGATCAACGTGTTCACCAGGCATGAACGTCACTCGTGCACGGTCAACGAGGTTCCGTGTGACCAAGCCACGGAACTTGTCCAGAACGCTTCGAGACAGCGGCCTGTTGTCCAATCTAAGGTCGACACCGAAGCGAACATCCATGAAATGAGCGTGAGTGTCCTTGATCGCCTGGAGTTGGCTGCGTTGCCAGTCGCTGACGTCATGGGGGACTGTGCCAGCGGTAGCTGCGACCCGAATGTGAAACTCCTTAATCGCATCCTGATGCTCCTCCAAGCGGCGCCAGCCCTCGTCCGCCACTAGCAGGCCAAGCTCGATATCTATGCCTTCCATGTCTAGGAACCGTCGAAGCAACCCAGGACCACCGATCGCACGAGAACCTATCCACAACAACCATTCCCGGCTTCCGTCGACAAGGAAGAAGCCGCGATATCCAAGACCCTGATTCGGACCGAGCCCAAGCTCCTCGTCGTCCCCTCCGATAGTCGACTTCATCGGAAGGTCAGTCTGCTGAGTCTTGCGAATATGGCCGAACAAGCTCGTAGCCCTTGGGGTCAGATATCGAATCTCAAAAACTTTGCCGTCATCAGAAAGATTGCGCTGTTGGCGCATCAGCTTCGTCATTGCAGCGGAAATCTCGGCAACTGACGCACCCGTAAATCGATAGAAGTCGACCGTTACATTGCCCATTTGTGCCCCCTCACCTTAGATCCGCGGAGCGTTATCGACAGTGCCGCAACCCACATTAGCGAAGCAATCCCGATTGGCACTGCGCCAGCGAACACCACCCCACCCGCCGGCACGCCGGAGCGCAACTGCAGCAAACCGAAGGCCACGTTGAAAAAAGCCGCAGCCAGCAGCAGCGCAGCCCCAATGTTCAATGGCACCACCCACCGCCCCATCACCCGCAGCTCGCGCCGTGCGCGATCGCGCACCAGGTCGGCGCCGCAGCACGGGCAGCTGGCCGCACAAGTGGCGACGGTCCACCCGCACACGGCGCATGGCTCGCAGCGCGCTGGGTCGAGCTTGCGCGCGAGCAAGCGCTCGGCGAGTTCGCATCGCTGCAAAAGAATCAGGTCGCGCCCTGCGACCTGGTTGTTGGAACCGGCTACATCGATCTGTGTCACGCAACCCCCCTGTGGGTTGACCAAAGGCATGTAGTCCGCCGCAGGCGCTGGAACTCGCACCGAATCGTGTAGGAAATTTCCTACGTCATGGCGCGAAGATCCCTGATAGACACCGGTGGTCGCACGGGTTGAGACTGTATCTACCCCGCCCGGAAGCCAAATCCTCACGGACCTGGCCGCAGAGGTTCACCGCGGCAAAGCTGTGCCGGGTGGGGCCTTACTTACTTGTCACCAGGCTCTTTTGGCAAAAGGTCGGCTGCGGTGACGGTAGGCAGGTAACGCTTGATAGCCTCAAGGATCTGGGCCTCCTTGGCCTTGACCACAGTTCCATCCGACTTGCGGACCTGTGCTACCCATCCGAACGTCGTGTGCATTGACTTGGCGTCGGCTTCGCTGTCAAAGCGAACGTTCCACCGCCAGTTTGGATAGATCGACCCGCCCGCAGCGATGTCGGCCACCTCGATAGCGCTCAGCGTCGCGAGGCGATTTCCAAAGACATCGATCAGCAGGAACCGCACTTCGACTGCCGTGACGGGTTCCGATGCGGTCAAATCGTCCTTGGTCGACTCCCACGAGTAGCGGCGGTCGGCGTAGGCTGTCTTGATGCCAGCCACTTCTGTGAGCTTGACGGGAATCCCGGGCACATCGATCACGTAGTGCATCCGCGTCAAAGTCGACTTTTCGTTCAGCACCACATAGCCAAGCGAGAGCTTCAACGGATCGCCCTCCCGCGACCGCAGCTCGGCCGCGGCAGCCTGAATCGATACCGCGCACAGCAGCAGTGCAATCATTCGCATAAAGACCTCCGAGGTTGGCTTGATCGCGATCACGTGTGGGGTACTAGCTGCGCAAAGCAGCGGGCTAGCCAGGTCATTGCCGGCCATTGGTCGGCAGGGTATCCGTCATGCCGCATCAACTCACGGTGGCACCGCCGCACCAGTAACGGCATCGAAGGCGGTTCATCGGCTTCGATGGCACGGCGCTCTGAGACGAGCTTCACGTACTCAGCTTCGGTCGCAGGCTCGATCGCCAGAAACGCGCGCTCCAGCGCAATGAATCGTCGCGCCAGCTCACCGTAATCGGCAGCCTTCCTCGCGAAACCCATAACGCTGTCCATCGCTGCGCCAACGGCGACCAGAAACGAAAGCAAGACAGCAATCTCTTTGCCGTTGGACATGTCGGTCATCAGCGCCACCACCGTCGCCGATCCCAAGACCGCCGAAAAGCCGGCGACCAATGTATGCAGCCGGTCGAAGAAGCGGCGCCGTTCAGCGTGGTAGCGGCTGGAGAGCCGCAGATCAAACGAGAGCAAGTGCCAGCGCTCGTCCAAAGACATGCCTGTCAATCGTTGTTGGGTGCTTTTCGTGTCCACGTCACGCTCCTTGATATCGACTCACCCTCCCGGCGGCTTGTCGTCGGATCTTTCCGGCGGCTTCGTTGGGCCTGGGTCAAGTCGTTGCACGGTCGTCGATCGCTGATCGACGGGTTTGACGCTCTCGACCATTCGTTTCTTGATCTCATCAGGCTGAATGGGGCGCGGCTTATCGTTGCTCATGTGGACCTCAGAAGTCAGTTGACGGGCGTCATAGAGTCTTGCTTGGGCGCGAAATCTCTCACTTTTGCTTCTTGATCTTCGGGGCCGCATGGATGTCGCGGCCGGCGACTTGGTTGGCGTCGCCGGTGACTTTCACCATACGGGGTGACCTTCCAAACGACTCGACTTCGGACGTCTCGTTCTGGTCAATTCGAAGGACTCGCGTGGCGATCTCGCCATCGGACATATCCGCAGCGCGCAGGCTCTCCAGATAGGTCGCCACCTCGGCCTTGGCCAGCTTGATGTCGTCATCTGAGCCAGACCCGTAGCTCAGCACCTTGTTGTAGATCAGGCCGAGCACCCGTGGGTTGGCGTGGCCCTTGACGCGCACCTGCTCGTCTACAGCGGCCTCGATCGCGTGGCAGATCCAGGCTAGGCGCTGCGGGTCGACTGCAGTGCGCCTCGCAACAAGTACATACCCGACGTCACCACCAAGGCGACCCAAGGCGGACACCAAGAGAGCGCCCGGCTGCTTCCTACCAGCCTCAATCACGCGCACCTGTTCGGCGCTGTAGCCCACGCTGGAAGCCACTTCCACACGGCTTAGACCCAGCCGCTCTCGCTCTTCCTGGAAACGGGCACCGATGCCTGCAACGGCCCCTTGACTGTCAAACGATTGAACCATTACTATTCCTATCGAAGCGTTAACACAACTATAGATTGCACAACGCAACCGCATAACTTATTCATTCAAACGTCTAACGTCAGAGCGCCCCAATGAACAAGCACGAAATTCGCTATCGCTTGGCGCTGCTGGGCATCAAGCAGTCCGACATCGCGAGACAACTCGGCGTACCCGCCAGCACCGTGAGCATGGTGTTCGCCGGAACGGCTCGCTCGGCGGACGTGGAAGAACTCGCGGCGCAATTGCTCGGCGTCACCCTGCACCAGATGTTCCCGAACTGGTACGCGCCGAACAATCGCCGCATTCGGCGCCGGCCCGAGAACGCCGGTACTCGCCTTGCGTCCGCGCTCAGCGCCCTGCAAGCGGCTTGATTCGCCAACCCTCCACCGACCGGAGCCACACCCATGCGTAACCCATCGTTGCACGAAACATCCCTCTCCATCCTTTCCGTCGCCGCCGCAGTGCTGGGACTCGCCATCGCTGGCGTGCCCCTCGCGGTGCTGATCGTGCACGGCCAGCCCATCGACATCGCCGTCGGCGCTGGCCTGCGCGCACTGTGTGCATACGCCTGCCTGCTGCTGTTTGTCGCGGCTACGGCGTTCCTCGCCTTTGCGGCGGCCGCGGTGGTGGCGGGTTTCCTTGGCGCGGCACGTCGCCGGGTGGGGCGCTGATTCATGGCTCATCCATCTCATCGCAATGGCCCTAGTTTCGTCGCTTGCGAACACCATTCGCAAGGACAAAACACGGCGCAGATTGGACCGGCAGCCAAGGCGCCGCCGCCAAAGCCGCGCCGGAATTGGAAAGGTCTGCGTGCCAACTCCCTGCCGCAAGCAATGGAGCTGTGCCTGACCTACGCCCGAGAGACCGCCAACCTGTCGGTGGAGCGCATTGCCGACCGGATGGGGCAGCCCAGCCATTGGGTGCTCTACAAGTGGATGCAGGACGGATCGATGCCTGCGCGGATGATCCGCCCCTTCGAGTTTGCTTGCGGCTGCGAGTACGTCACCCGCTTCATCGCCGCCAGCGCGCACAAGCTGCTGATCGACCTGCCCAGCGGCCGTCACGCCGCCCCCGGCGATATCCAGGCCGTGCAGGAAGCCTGCACTGCCGCAGTGGGCGCGCTCATCGCCTTCGCCGCCGGCCGCACCGCGGCCGACGACACCCACGCCGCACTCACCGTCGCCCTGGAGCGCCTCGCCGCCGAGCGCGCCGAAGTGGAGCGGCACTTCGCGCCTGAGCTGCCATTGTAGCAAGACCATGTCTGAGCGCACACGGCACCAAACTGACCTGTTTCCGGAAACGCTGCTGGTCGAGATCCGCAATGGAGTCTTGGTCACCAGTTCACTGACGGTGGCCAAGTACTTTGGCAAGCAGCACAAGCATGTACTTCGGGATATTTCTATCGTGCTCGCCGACGATGACGATCTGAACTTCGGCCCGGCCAACTTTGAGCTGTCGAGCTACCTACGCAACGATGGGCGCCCGTCGAAACTGAGCCCAAAATTGGGCCCAGATATCGACGTCACTCGGGGGAATCAGAGCGCAAAATTGCGCTCAGTTTCCGGGCAGCAAAGCCCGATGTACTACCTCACAGAGGAAGGTTTCGCCTTCCTCGCGATGGGGTTCACCGGGCGCCCCGCCCGCGCCCTGAAGAAGCGCTTCCTGCGCGCCTTTGTCGATATGCGTCGCCAACTGGCATGGCACACCGAGCGCTTCGCACGTGCCCTTGATGAGCTGCATCCCTCACTACGGCCAGTCGTTGAAGGCACCGAGCAGGGCCACAGCCGGGCTGACATCGCCGCGCCGCTGGGTAAGTCGCCGGCTTCTGTCACCTATCACCGCCGTACCGCCCGCCGTCTTGGCCTGCTGCGGGGCGCGCGGGCATGACCGACAACACCGACACCTACCGCCTCAACGACGCCCAGCAGCGCATCGCGACCATCCTTTTCATGCTCGCCGGCAAAGAGATGGATGGCCTGGCACAAGGCGCCATCTGCAAGGCTGGCAAATGGGCCGGCTCGAAAGTCCACAACGACTTGCGCAACCTGCGCCATGCCGGGCTTGTTGAGCGCCTGGAAAACGGCAACTGGTGCTTGAGCCCAAAGCTGGTCCAGATCGCAATGGCCCACGAACAGGGCATGGCGCGCATCGAAGCGCGCCACGCCGAAATCCGTCAGCGCTACTCCCGTCAACCCAACTGAGAACCGACCATGCCACGCCAGGAAATCGCACCCGCCACCATTGATGGCAACTTCGCCAGTCAGTCCACGCCTGAGGATCTGCGCAAGCGGACTGAGATTGCTGCTTTTGAAAACCAGACCCCCGAAGACGAGATCGCCAAGCGTTACGGGTACGAGCGCTTTGACCGCGCATTTATTGAGAACCAGGTCTGGGCCGGCGCTGAATGCATCGCCAGACGCCAGTACGAGGTGGGCATGGGCATCGCCCTGCTTGCCGAGGTCGATGGCGACTCCCACCAAAAGGTCTGCGAACGGCTACAGCTCAATCGCGCGTTTGGATACCAGTGCGTGCGCTTCTACCGCTTGGTCCAGCAGGCACCGAACACCCTGACGTTTGCCCGCAGAAACTCGGTCTGTGCCGCGCTGGAGCTCGCCGTTTTACCAGTCGATGAGGCCGACAAGATCATGCGCGACACGCTGGAAGACAGCGATCCGCTTGACCGAATGACGGTGAAGGATGTTCGTGCGCTTGCGCGCAAGCAACGCGATCTGTTGGCTGCCAAGGATGAACTCATCGGCACCAAAGACCAGAAGATCAACGCACTGGATCGCGACCTGCGCACCTGGAAAAAGTCGGAGGCGCGAGAGAAGGCCGAAGTGATCCTGCAGGACGCCTACATTCAGGAAGTGGTGATCAGATCTGCGTGCGCGAAGCTGGAGGCGGCTGCTCGCAAAGCCCTGGCCGAGTACGGAGACAGCCAGACCCCACTGGATGACGACACCCGCGAGCAGATCAACGAGCTGGTGGCCCTGGCCAACGCACACACCGCGCGACTGAACATCCTGATCCAGAGGTAAGCGATGAACGCGCGCGACTTCGCCAAATCCGATCTTTTGCGCGAGCTGAAAGTTCAGCTCGACGCGACGCCGCATGGCGGCAAGGCGGCTCTGGTGCAGTCGGCTGCGGACCGGATGGGTGTAAAGCCGGTCACCATCCACCGCTGGCTCAAGGGCAAGGCTGACCGCGTGACCGGCCGCAAGCCGCGCAAGGACAGGGGCGACAGCCGCTTGCCGGTCGAACAGGCGAAGTTCTTGGCGTCCATGCTGGCCCAAGGTGGACGCCGCAACGGCAAACAGGTGACCACACTGAAGACGGCGCTCGCTATAGCGCAGGCCAACGGCATGGTGGATCGCACGATCAGCCTGAGCACCGCCGAACGCATCCTGCGCGATGCGCAGCTGCTGCCTCGCCAGCTCAGCAAAGCAGCGCCGCACACGCGGCTGCGGTCGCTGCATCCCAACCATGTGTGGCAGATCGACCCCTCGCTGTGCGTCGTCTATTACGAAGGCGGCCGTGTGCGCATCCTCGACACAGCCACCAAGTTCTACAAGAACAACACCGCGTACGTCGAAAAGATGAACCCTTTGCGGGTGTGGCGGTACGTGCAAACCGACCACACAACAGGCGCCATCTACGCGCGCTACTACGCGCTGAAGGGTGAGTCCAGCGAGTCCGTGTTCGAGTTCCTCATGGATGCGATGGCGCCGCGCGATCCGCGTCACATCATGCGCGGCGTGCCCTGGCAACTGGTGTGGGACGCAGGATCAGCCAACAAGTCGCATGCCGTCCAACACATGCTGACTGCACTGCAAGTGCGCCATTGGTCGCACGTGCCAGGCAACCCGCGGGCAAAGGGTCAAGTCGAGCAAGGCAACAACCTGGTTGAGCTGGATTTCGAGGGCCGGCTGCCGTTTTGCGCTGTGCCGTCCGTCGAAGAGCTGAATAGCCACCTGGACGAGTGGCTGGTCGCCAAGAACTCCGAGCCGTTCTACCGTGACGGCAAGCTGCTGGGATCGCGCTACGGCTTGTGGCAGATGATCCGCGCCGAGCAACTGCGGTTCCGCCCTGAGCGTGCTCAGTGCGAACTGCTGCTGCAAAGCAAGCCTGAGCCGCGCGTGGTGCGTGGTGACCTGACGATCAGCTTCTCGGTCAAGGGTCATGGATCGGCCAGATACAGTGTTGAACACATCGAAGGGATCTCCAACGGCGACACCGTCGATGTCGTTGTCAGCGCCTACCACGCGCCGAACATCTGCATCCTGCGCAAGGACGACGAAAACCGCGTGCGCTACGTGGAATGCACGCCACAACAGGTCGACCACTTCGGGTTCCCGATAGACGCACCCGTGATTGGCGAACGCTTTGCGGCCAAAGCCGAAACGCCCGCCGACACCAGGCGCAAGGATCTCGCCGAGATTGCTTACGGCACGCGCGACCTGGCTGAAGCACGCAAGGCCAAAGACAAGGGCGTTGTCCCGTTTGACGGGCGAATCGACCCCTTCAAAGACATCCGCGAAGCCGCCGCCTTGGCGCCGTCGCACATCGTCCGCCGCGGTACCGAGCTGCACGTGCCCAACCCGGTGCAGATCGAGCTGAAACCCCTTTCCTTGGTCGAGGCCCTCCAGAACCTGCGGGTTCTGTTCGGCCGATCCATCAAACCCGAGGAGCGCGAGCTTCTCACCCAGTGGTACCCCAGTGGCGTCCCGGAGACGGATCTCCAGGACATCGTCAACCGCTTGTCGCAGCCCATCCAGGAGGAACGCCCGCGACTCGCAATCGTCAGGTAACCGACCATGCCCGACCACAATGCAAAACCCGCTCCCAAGCGGTTTGATCCTGATGACCTCGATCTGCCCGTCGCCGTTGCGGCGATGGACGCGATCGACGAATACGTGGGCGAGCGCTCCGGCGCTGGCCGCCTGAACGTGGTGCTCGCAAAGCAGCGCATTGCCGCGCTGCACGCTTACCTCCACATCATGGCCGAAGAGATCGGCGTCGAAGTCGAGCGCTCGATGCGCGCCGAGGGAGTGCCGTCGTGAGCACGTCCCCCCAGTTCACAGGTCTGCAAGTCAGGGTGTGGCGATTCGTTGCCGATCAACCTGGTGGCACCACGACTGATCGCGACGTCTACACCCATTTCGGCCGGCTGCCTGCAGGCACCGTCCACAACGCACTGCTGGTGCTGGCGAATGCCGGCCGCATCGATCTCAGCGAAGCTGGAACTCGGCTGACTGCGCGGGGCATGTCATGAGCCGCCGCCCCGACCAACTCACGCACCCGCCGATCGGTCTGCGCACGGCGTTGCGGGTCTCGGGTGTCTCGATGCGCGCACTCGCGCGCTTGTGCGCTGGGGTGCGTGGCCGCAACGGCCAGACCATCAGCCAGACCAGTCTGCATTACCTGGCGCGCAACGGCCTGTGGCCATCTGGCTACGACGTCGACCAGCTGCGCGAGGTAATCGAAACAGCGCTGAGGAATCTCGGCGTCAGCACCGCAGGAATCTGGGAGCCCGAGGCGGACACCTCGGGCTCCGAGCCCCGAAACCATGAAACGCCAGATCCCAACCAGGAAGGCGTCACACAACCCATTCCGGAGCCTGAAATGCTATCAGAAGCAGCACGACGCCACTTTGGCCTGGCGCGCCACCCGTTCGTCAATGAGATCGACGGGCCGCAGGACCTTATGTTCAGCCGCGACGCGCGCTATGTGCGTGAAGCGATGTACTACGCCGCCAAGCACTGCGGGTTTCTCGCTGTCATCGGTGAATCCGGCGCCGGCAAGTCCGTTCTGCGCAAGGACCTGATCGAGCGGCTCAAGCGCGGCGACGAGAACGTCACGGTCGTGCAGCCGAAAGTTCCGGACAAGAGCCAGCTCACGGCGCATCACATCTGCCATGCGATCCTTGCGGACATCAGCGTCCAGACGCCCAAGGCCAGCCTGGAGGCGCTCGCGCGCCAGGTGGAACGCGCGCTGCTGGATAGCGCCGCAGCAGGCCGAACCCACGTCCTGCTGATCGAGGAGGCTCACGATCTCACGATATCCGCGCTCAAGTACCTCAAGCGGTTCTGGGAGATCGAGGACGGCTTCCGAAAACTGATCGGGATTGTGCTGATCGGGCAGACCGAACTGAGTCAGCTGCTCGATGAGCGCCACAACCCGAAACTGCGCGAAGTGATCCGCCGCTGCGAAGTGGCCACCCTGCGCCCGCTGGGCGACGACGTGCGCGCCTACGTGGAGCACAAGCTGCGCCGCGTCATGGACAAGTCGCGCGGACTGGAAACCGTCATGGACCCCGGCGCCCTGGACGCCGTCCGCCAGCGCCTGCTGTGGCCGCGCCAAGGCAGCAAAGTGCCCGAGGACCAGAGCTACCCGCTCAACGTCCACAACCTGGTGGTGCGCGCGATGAACGCCGCCGTAGACCTGGGTTACGAGCGCGTCACGGCAGAACTGGTGCGGGAGGCGTGATGAGCATTCGACGATTCACTATCGAGGCGTGCGAGGACTGCAGCGTCATCCTGGACATCGATCTGCGGTTGATGACGCCGGAAACCGCAACCGAGGTCAACAGCTTCTGGATGAGCGCAGATCGGGTCCTGCAGCTTGCCCAGGGCGATGCCGTACGCGCCGTCGCCCTCCGCGCAGCCCAACGCCTCATTCATGAGCTGATTGCTCACTCGCGGCCCGAGCTTGCGCTGGAAAATCTCAGCGCAGAGGAAGGCTGGCCGAGGCAGCACGGCATCAGCATCGTCAGCTTCGAGATACCGGACATCGATCTGCACTTCATGCAGATCCTTGAGGAGAGCGTGCGATGACGCCCGCCCCGTTGCCGCCCATCCTCACCCGCCTGGTCGAGCTGTGCCCCTCGCTGAAAGGGCGCGTCAGCGGCATGTTTCAAGGCTGCATGCGCAAGGGCAAGGCCACGCCGGCAGCTACCGCCGAGTGGGTGCTCAACACCCTCCGGCGCGAGGCCGAAGAACGCGCCGCCCAGGGGCCAGCGCGCAAACCCGAGTACCGGAGCGACCGCCAGTACGCGCGCGAAATGCGCGGCTACGAAGCCGCCGGCCCGCGGCTCGACAAGGAGTACTTGGACGCGCTGTCGACCATCGGCGCGGTGGACCGTGCTCGGCTGGAGTGCGGGTCATGACTCGCCTGTGCAGATGCATCGCAGCAAGCCTTTGTATTGCGTGGTCCGGCATTTTTCTTGCGGGAGCCCTGATGTCGTTTTCGAACTGGGCTGCGATGGTATGGGTGGGGCTATGCACGACGGGCGCTGGCGTGTCGGCCTGCGCAGCCTGGGCGATCTGGAGCGGCCGGACATGACCCGCGCCCAAGCCATCGACAAGGTCAAGAAACTGCTGCGCCTCGGCAAGAGCAGCAACATGCATGAGGCGGCCGCGGCGATGCGACAGGCACAATCGTTGATGCGTCATCACGCGCTCGACGAGCAGGAACTGCACGAAACTCAGCCCGACGACACGGCAGAGGTCGCAACTGCGGCGCGGCGCGGCCGAAAGCCTCCCATTTACGCGCTGATCCTTGCCGACAGCGTTTGCGCAGCGTTCGGAGTGCTCAGTCTGGTGAGCGGTAACCATGCCTGGCGTGTGCTGTTCTTCGGCCCGGCTTGGCGCGCTCAGATCGCCGAGTACGCCTTCACTGTCCTGCTGCGTCAACTTGAACGTGATCGCCGGACACATCTGAACCGCGTGCGCGTCGCGAAGAACAGGCTGGCCCGTGGCGACATGTTCGGCATCGGCTGGGCGAAGGGTGCAGCCGGAGTGCTCAGCGCCTGGGACATGACGGACGATGATCGAGCGAAAGCGGCGGCTCTGATCGGCCGGAATTATCCACTGTGCAGAACGGAGACCTTCCGTGCGCGCTCCTCGCCTGCGTCGAAATCGTTGACGCATAACGACCATGCAATGGGACGCGCGCACGGAAGCAAGGCGCGCCTGGATCGCGGTGTGGGCGTGTCGCAGAAGGCCATCGAGGGCCCGCGGTGAAACTCACCTGCCCCCATTGCCAGGGCCAGTTCGAGCTGGCGGCCGCGCTGGAGCTGGCCGCCGGCCGCGGCGCGCTGTCGTCGGCGCTGGCGGTGTCGGGCGATTTAGGGCGGCTGCTGGCGCAGTACCTCGGCATGTTCAAGCCGCCCAAGAAAGCGCTGTCGATGGACCGCGCCGAGCGCCTGCTGGCCGAGATCGCGCCGCAAATCGAGGGGCAGGTGGTGCTGCGCCGCACCGCGGAGCTGCCGGCGCCGCGGGACCTGTGGATATCGGCCCTGCGCACGATGGTCGAGCGCCGCGACAGCGGCGACCTGGAGCTGCCCCTGAAGACGCACGGCTATCTGCTGAAAATCGTATTTGATGCCGCCAATCGAGGCGCAGCCAAGCAGGAGCGCGAAGTCGAAACCGCGCTGCGTTCCGGCGATCGAAACCGCGCCGCAGACCTGCGAGCGCAGTACCAGGAACGCTTCACCCAGATCCAGTCGGATCGCCGCCTGAAGCTCATCGACGAACAGCAGGCCAACGAGCGCATCGCTGCGCTCAAGAAGGAATTCGGACAATGAAGACGCCGCTGCCGCAGCTCGGACGACCGCACCACCTTTTGCTCGCGGTTCTGTCATCCCACCAGGGTTCCGGTAGCGGATTGTCTGCGGCCGAGCTGGTGCGCAACGTCAACCGCGTCGCTGGCAGTCAGCTGATCACCGAGCGGCACTTGCGGCAACTGGTCGTTGACCTGCGCATGCGCGGTCACCACGTCTGCGCCACGCCAGACCACGGTCATTTCATCGCGGCCACTGAGGACGAGCTCATGGCCACGTGCAAGTTCCTGTTTCAACGTGGCATGACCGGGCTGCAGCAGGTCGCCGCCATGCGCAAGGTTTCACTCCCCGACCTGGCCGGACAACTCCGCATCAACCTGGAGCCACCGGCATGAATGACGTCACCCTGATCACCATCGAACAAAGCTGCACCAAGCTGGCAACCGCACGCAGCGTGCTCAACGCCAAGCTCATCGCACTGCAGTCCGAAATGGACGCCGTGCGCCGCAACCACCTGCAGAGCATCCGCAAGGCGCTCGCCAAGGTGGAACAACTGACGACGGACACGCGCGATCTCGTGGCCTCGGCCCCCGAACTGTTCGACAAGCCCAAGACGCAGACGCTTGCCGGCATCAAGGTCGGCTATCAGCAAGGCAAGTCGCGGCTGGACATTCCGGATGTCGACGAGACGTTGCTACGCATCCAGCGCCTGTTGCCGGCCACCGCGGACATGTACATCAAGACCGAGGAAAGCCCGATCCGCGCGACCTTGGCGCAGCTGCCGGCCGCGATGCAAAAGCGCCTGGGCGTGAAGGTGATCGAAGGCGAGGACGAAGTGCTCGTCAAGCCGCAGGACAGCGAGGTTGAAGCGCTGTGCAAGACGCTGCTGGGCGGTGGGTGATGAGCCAGCTGCGCTACCGCGAATTCCTCGCGCTGCTGCGGCATCCACTGGTGCCGCTGGATGCCGACGTCGAGGTCGTGGTGAACGGCGAAGCCAAGCCGGTTGTGCTCGGCATGGTGGGCGACCTGTTGAACAAGGCCTATGAGTTCAGCGAAGAAAGGCTGGACTCATGGCTTACGGATGCCGGCATTCAATACAGAGCCAGCGTTAACGTCGGTTGCGTTCGCTACACGCTACGCATGAGCGACCCACTATGACCGCCAAGCCGCTCCGCGCCCGCGACCTCGCGCAGATTCACATCGCCAAGCAGCAGCTGGGCCTCGATGACGATACGTACCGCGAAATGCTGTTCACGGTCACCCGCAAGCGCAGCGCCAGCGACCTCGACGCGCACGAACGCAACCAGGTGCTCCAACACCTGATGTCGCGCGGCTGGAAGCCCAAGCAGACCACTGCGCCGCGCGAACGCGTAGCCAAGGCGCCGCCACAGGTGCGCCTGATCTACGCGCTGTGGGGCCTGCTGGCGCGCAACGGCGCGATTCAGGACCGATCACCGTCGGCTCTCCGGGCGTGGGTGCGCCATTGGGGCCAGGCGACGCCGGAGGACGTGGGCGAGGGCGCCCCGGAAATGCTCCCCGCTCCTGTGCGCCACCGCGTCGCCGAGTACCTGATCCAGTGGTGTCTGCGCCTTGGTATCGCCGTCAACGCCGTCGATCGCCAGCCGGTAAAACCCAAGCGCGAGAAGTCGCACCGATGAGCGACCGCGTCGTTGATGCCCACGGAGTACTCCACGAAGCGGTCGCACTGCTGACGCGATCGCTCATGGATCGTCGCGTCTGCATTGATGATGAGGAAGCCAAGGACATCGCAGAAGCCTGCCTCATTGACACCTGGCGCGAGTTCGCCGGCAGCACCATCTACGTGCGCCGCACCATCGAGAACCTGATTCCAGCGCGCGATCGCAAGCTCTACGCCGACCACCAGGCCGGCACACCGATTGTCGAGTTGGTGCGCCGATACAAGCTCAGCGACTCCTATATCTATCGCGTCATCAAGCGCATCGAGAAGATCGGCGCCCCGGAACAGCAGGCGCTGTTCCCATGAGTGCCGAACGCCGCCGCGTTCGTGGTGTTCACGTCACCGAGCACGCCATCGTGCGCTACCTCGAACGCCACTACGGCATCGACGTGAAGGCCATCCTGGAAGAGATGGTCTCACCCGAGAACGCCAAGCTGATCCAGCAATTTCCGAACATGCGGATCGGCATCAAAGGCGATCGCTGGCTCAACGTAAAAGAGGGCTCGGTCGTTACCGTCGAGCCCTCTGACCTACGTCACAAGCCAGCGGCAGACGTTCGCCGCAATGCTGGCAAATAGAGAAGAGGAGCGCCCGCGCCGCGGTTGCAGCCGCAACGCGAGCCCCTTTCCACCGCTGAAACGGTGAATCAGGCCAGGGCTCCCCACCTCGATCCACCGTACTGGGAGACCACCGGCTACGGCGTCCCGTTCGATCTGAGCCAGTACGAACTGATGGCTGATCTGCTCAGCAAGCTGCAGGGCAAAGCCCTTCTCAGCATCAACGACCACCCCGAGATGCGCCGCATCTTCGCCAGCTTCCCCGTGGTCGAGACTTCACTCCGCTACACCATAGGTGCCAGCGGCCGCGACAAGCAGCGCGGTGAACTGATCTACCGCATCAACTGCTGACCCCGGAGCGGCCTTGCGCCGCTCCGTTTTGCTGCCCAGAACCGGCGGCTAATTTTCTTCCGCCTGTGCGAACATTCTTCACTTTTGGCTTGTCCCACTACGTCCCGTTGCTACACTCTAAATCCCCTTATCTCAAGCCCGTGCTGGACTTATCTCAAGCCCGATCAGCAAGCGGGGAG